AAACAAAAACTTCTCATGATGGATGATAAAATGGGTTGGATAGAGGAATTCTTAATAAAAACATCTGATTTTTGATATCTAATAAAACTAAAAAACTAATTAATTCCGAAGTAAGATTGTGGTCAAAACATTATCTAGAGGTTCCCAACAAACATTTAAATAGATTACCTGCTTGTCCCTATGCTAAAATGGCGTGGCTAGATAATAAAGTTGATATTGAAATAAGAGAACCAAAAACAGGTTATACAAGAAATCTTAATAAACACATAAAAAGACTTAATTTTGATAAAAAAGAGATATTAGTATTTTGTGATATTTTTTTTAAAGAATATTCTCTGAATAAATTCCAAAGAATAATCGATAATTTTAATAGAAAATTTAATAAAAAAGACATTTATTTTATGGGCTTTCATCCCAATAACCCTCCCAATGAGGAGGAACAAGAATTTTTATTAGATCCTACAGGTGACAAAACAAATTTACCTGATTCTCAGATTGATTTTTCAATGATGTTAATACAAAAGTTCTCGCAATTATACGAGGCATCTGATAGATTAAAACGCATGGGTTATTATGATAAATGGCCAACAGATTACTACAACGAAGTAGTATCGTCTAGACAACTACAGTATAAAAAGCTTTTTAAATAAGGAGGCTACAATGACAGGAATGGCAAAAAAGAAAAACGTAACAGGCGGCGCGATGATGAAAATGCGTGGTGGTGGAATGATGAAAAAAATGAAGGGTGGCGGAATGGCCAAGAAGAAGAACGTAAAAAAGAAAACTAAATCTAAAAAGAAAAAATAATTAATGACTACATCAGGAACAACAACTTTTAATTTAGAAATAGATAAGGTCATAGAAAGAGCTTATCGAAGAGCAGGTAAATCTTTACGCACAGGTTATGATTTAGAAGCAGCTCGTGATAATTTAAATTTGTTGTTTTCTGAGTGGGCTAATAGAGGTTATAGTTTATGGAAAGTACAAAATCATACACAAAATTTAACAGCTTCTACTAATCAATACACTGCACCCTCTAATGCAGATGATATTTTAGAAATGGTTTTTAGGAATGGAAGTACTGATACCTCTATGACAAAAATTTCAAGGTCAGAGTATCAAAATATTCCTAATAAAAGTTCTGAGGGAATACCCACACAATTTTATGTACAAAGAAATTTAGCTAATGTTCAAATTACTACATACCTAACTCCTGAAACTACAGATACTCAAATTAATTATTGGTATGTACAAAGGATAGAGGATGTTGGAAAGTATACAAATACTCCTGATGCACCTTTTAGATTTTTACCCTGCATGGTATCTGGTTTAGCATATTATTTATCACAAGAAGTTAATCCCTCTCTTTCTGGTGAGTTAGAAAGAAGATACGAGTCAGAATTAGCTAGAGCGATTACAGAAGACTCTCAATCAACTTCTGTAAATATTGTTCCTAAAACTTTCTATCCAGGATTATAAATGGCATTTGCATCAGGTAAATTTTCACAAGCAATTTGTGATAGATGTGGATTTCAAGTTCCCTATTTAAATTTAAGTAAAGAATGGAATGGTTTATTAGTATGCCAAGAATGTTATGAGCCAAAACATCCTCAACTTGATCCAGGCTATCACAGTGCAGACGCTGAAGCATTAGAAAATCCTAGACCTCAAGAACAATTACCTTTAGTCGTTCAAGTTGGTATACCTAATGATACTTTTTTTACATCGAATGGTATGCAGCCTTCTACAATAAGTGATGACTTGAACATAGGAACAAGTCTTGGTACAGTAGAGGTAGTTATATCATGAATTATTCTGAATTATTATCAAATGTGAGAAATTATACTGAAGTTACTTCTGATGTTCTTACAGATTCAATTATTAATATTTTTATTACAAATGTAGAAAATAAAATTGATAGAGCTATAGATTCTGATAGTCAGAGAAGATATGCTACTACAACCCTTGAAATCAACAATTCTTTTATTGATGTTTCGGGTCCTGAAGGTGGTTTTCGATTTGCCAGGGGACTACAAATGCATAAAACTGACGGTACCATTGTATGGCTACAACAAGTAGATACTACTTTTATTGATGAGTATTCTGTTGAGAGGTCTACTACTGATGCGAATTTTACAGGTGAACCTAGATATTGGGCAAATTGGGATGCTACAACTTTGATGGTAGCTCCAACTCCTAATGCAGCTTACACAATTGAAATGTGGTATAATGAAACTCCTGAAAGGATAAGTAGTACAAACACTACAACTTTTTTATCTAATAATGCCTCAGAGGTTTTATTATATGGCACTTTAGCAGAAGCCTTTTCCTACTTGAAAAATGTTCAGGATATGCAATTATACGAAGCTAAGTTTACCGCTGCTTTAAAACTTTTTGCGGATGAGCAGATGGGTAGAAAACGCAGGGATGAGTATGTAGATGGTGTACTACGAATTCCTTTAACATCATTAGATCCTAAAGGGGGTACATAAAATGGCAATAAATCAAGCAGTCTGTGCTTCATTTAAAAAACAGTTACTAGAAGGAGATCATGATATTGATAACGATACAATCAATCTTGCTCTGTACACAAACTCTGTAACTTTAAATGGAAACACAACAGCCTATTCCGCGACAAACGAAGTAGGTAATTCAGGAACATACGCAGCAGGTGGAGCAACTTTAACAAGTCCAACTATCGGTTTAACAGCAAGTAGTGTAACAGCTTCAACAGCATTTGTTGATTTTGCAAACGCAAGTTTTACATCAGCAACAATTTCTGCTCAAGCAGCTTTGATCTACAATAGATCTTCAAGTGCTACAAACGCAGCTATTTGTGTTCTTGATTTCGGTGCAGTTAAAACATCAACAAACGGTACATTCACAATCGCATTTCCAACTAATGATGCTTCAAGTGCAATATTAAGATTATCTTAATATAGAGGAGCATTACCATGGCAGATGCTTGGGGTGAAAATAATTGGGGCGAAGGACCTTGGGGTCAACAAAGCTCAATTACAGTATCTGTTACTGGACTATCAACAACAACAGCAATTGGCACTGAGTCAGTTGTTGCAGATGCCATAGTATCAGTTTCAACTTTATCTATGACCAGTGCTGTAGGCACTGCAATAGGTGAACCTGAAAATGTCACGTTTCCTACAGGTGTTTCATTCGAAACACAACTCTCTGGAGCATTAGCAATTGAAGAAGGTGCAGGCGTTGTCTTGCCAAGTCTTTCTATGGCTTTCACCGCAGGTGATGAAACAGGCTCAGGTACCGTGGATGCAGGTTGGGGAAGAAACAACTGGGGATCTTTTGCTTGGAATGAAAATATAACACAAGAGGTTAGTGTCACAGGCGTGACAATGACCACAGCACTTGGGACAACTTCTCAAGAAGTTGGAACAGGTGTCATTGTAAGTCCTACAGGATTATCAATGACAAGTGCCTTAGGCACAACATCTCAAACAGGAACGGCAGTAGAAACTTTAGATAGTTTAACAATAGGTGCCGCTTTATCGGGAGCGACTGTTTCTGGTGAAGGAAGTGCTGCAGTAATAGCACCTTCCGATCAATTAGACTTTGCTATTGGTACTCCAGTTATTGATATCTTTACACAAGTAGATCCTACATCGGTCACAATGACCTCTGCTTTAGGAACTGCCACTGTAGAGGCAGATGCTCTAGTGACTCTTGGCAGTTTAAGTATGACCTCTGCTTTAGGAACCGAAACTGTAGAGGTAGGTACAGGTGTTATTGTAAGCGTTTCTACAGTAGCCTTGTCTTTTGCAGAAGGCTCAACCACTCCTTCAGGAGGAGCTGTGGTCAATGTAACAGGTGTTGATTTATCGATAATTCCAGGAAACCCTTTTGCTACACCTTGGGCAAAAGTAGTAACAGGTGCAAGTAATACATGGAAAGAAGTAGATGCAGCATAATAGTATTGATAGATTTGAAAAAAAAAATATAATTGGAATGAAAAATGGCAAGTACATACTCAGATAGATTAAAATTAGAACTAATGGCTACAGGGGCAAATGCCAACACCTGGGGCAACAATACTAATAATAATTTACAGACAATTGATTCTTTTGGTGGTGGTTATCTTTCTAAATCTGTAGCAGGTTCAGCAAATATAACCTTGTCTACAAATAACGCAGATCCTGCAGCAGAAGCGTCAAATAAAGTTATTGAATTCACAGGTGCTTTAACAGGAGATATAATAGTTTTTATACCCGCTGTAGAAAATAATTATATTTTCTTCAACAACACCACTGGCTCTCAAACTTTAAGCATAGCTCCAACAGGGCATACAGCCAATGCAGTAGCTATCACACAAGGTGCACATACGATTATGTATAATAATGCTAGTAATAAGATAGTAGATTTATTTGCAAACTCACTTGGAACTGTGAGTGTTAAAGGTGCAGCCAATGTTGCTGCAACTGTACAGGTTAAAGCTAATGGTCAACTTTCAGCTACCTCTTTTACAGGAGATGGTTCAGGATTATCTGGTGTAACCACACTAGATGCCGGAACACAAATGGTTTTTTTAGGAGCTTCAGCACCAACTGGTTGGACTCAAAATACAGCGGCGGCTTTAAATAACGCAACCTTAAGAGTTATTACATCAGGCACCGCAGGAACAGGTGGAGCAGATACTTTTCAAGATGTTTTTGCTGCAAAAAATACATCTGGAGCTGCTGCAGCAGGTATATCACCTCTAAGTGTAAGTGGCGGAAGCATCGGAAATGCAACTTTATCTACACCTCAATTACCTTCCCACTTGCACTCAGGTCTTAAAGGTACTTTTACAGGTTCTAACTTTCAAGGTGGACCCGCAGGTGCACAAGGATTGACATTAACCAATGGATCAACAAGTGGTGCAACAGGAGGTGGTGGTTCTCACACTCACCCTTTATCAGGAAGTGCCTCTGTATCTGGAAACATATCAGCACCTTCAGTAGCTTTAGCCGTACCTAATATGGACATAAAGCATTCAAATGTTATAGTATGTAGTAAGGACGCATAATGAGTAGTTCATATACAGATAGTTTAAAATTAGAAAAACAAGCAACAGGAGCAAATGCTAATACCTGGGGTAATAATACTAATAATAATTTAGAAGTTGTAGATGCTTTTAATTCAGGTTATCTATCAAAATCTGTAGCGGGTTCAGCGGATGTTACATTGACAACTGCTAATGCAGATCCTGCAGCTGAATCTTCCAACAAAGTTATTGAGTTTACTGGAACATTGACTGGAAATATAAAAGTTTTCGTTCCCGCTGTTGAAAATAATTATATATTTTTTAATAATACTGCAGGTTCTTTTAGCTTAACAGTTGCACCTACCGGCCATGCTGCAAATGGAGTTGCAATTGCACAGGGAGCGCACACTATTCAGTATTGCAAAGGTAATAGAATTGTTGATTTGTTTGCAAGTTCTTTTGGTAACATATCCGCAAAGACTCAAATTAAAATTGGTGATAATGTAAAACTTAATGCAAATGGTGTGGTACAGGCTACAACACTTTTAGGTAATGGTGCAGGTCTTTCTGGTGTAGAAGAATTTGCTGCAGGAACTAAACCGTTATTTGTGCAAACAGCATCTCCCACAGGATTTACAACAGATACAACAGCAACCTTATCAGAGTGTTGTTTACAAGTGGTAAACGGAACAGGTGGAGGTACAGGTGGATCTGATGCATTTTCTAGTACCTTTACAGGCTCAAAGAGTGCAACAGTAACAGATGCTCCTATTGATATTTCTAGTTTATCAGTAAGTAGTAACTATGCTATTGGTGCACATACACTTTCAACTCCTGAAATGGCAGGCCATACTCACACAATTATGCAATCAGCTCCCTCAAGTAGACTCCAGACAGGTAATGAACCGGTGCCAAGAAAAACTGCAGGTGCTCCCTCTAACGTTCCTGCTGATACTGGAAATACAGGAGGTGGAGGAAGTCATACTCACCCTCTCGGATCTTTTTCTTTATCAGGCACTTTAACATCACCTTTAAGTGCTTCTGTTCCTAATATGAATTTAAAATTTGCAGATAGCATAATTTCGGTGAAGGATTAATTATGAGTAGCTCATTTTCAGATCGTTATAAATTAGAGTTAATGTCCACAGGTGCTAATGCAAACACCTGGGGTAATAATACAAACACAAACTTAGATGTTATTGATAAATTTACAGCGGGATATATTTCAAAGTCTGTTGCAGGCTCTGCTGACGTTACACTTACAACTGCTAATGCAGATCCTTCAACTGAATCAGCTAATAAAGTTATAGAACTAACAGGAGCTTTGACTGGTGATATAAAAGTATTCATACCCGCAGTAGAAAATTATTATTACATTTTTAACAATACAACAGGTTCTCATACCTTAAACATATCTGTAACAGGCCATGCCGCAAACGTTGTGCCAGTGGTTCAAGGTTCACACACAATTATATATTGTAAAGATGGTGATGATGTAGTTGATTTATTTGCAAACTCATTAGGAACTCTAAGTATTAAAAACTCTATGACCGTTAATGGAGCTGTATTTACTGCCTCTAATGGTGGTATAACTGCAACAACCTATTCTGGTAATGGATCAACTTTATCAGGGGTTTCTAGTATTCCATCAGGAACCACAGCAATGTTTTTTCAAGGATCAGCACCTAGTGGATGGACACAAAACACAGCTGCATCTATTAACACATCAACAATGAGAGTTGTGACTGGTTCTGGCGGGGGCACAGGAGGCTCTGACGCTTTTGGAACAGTCTTTACAGGTTCAAAAAATACTGCATCTGGTGCAATCAATTTTACTGATGTATCTGGAGCTTCAGCACCTGCAAACTTTTCAGCAGGGGCAACAACTGTATCAACACCACAAATAGCTTCTCATACTCACAGTTGGACTCAAGGTACTTTTAGTCCTTTAAGAAACCAAGGTGGTAATACACAACAGGTTCCTCCTGGGCAAGCTTCTCAATCAACAGGTGGTGGCGGTAGTCACGTTCATTCTTTTTCAGGAAGTCTTGCACTTGGAGGTAGTGGAACAACCACAACAGCTTTATCTGTACCCGCTATGAATATAAAATTTGCAAATGTTATTGCGTGTTCTAAAGATTAAGAATATAATATCCTAACTTATGCCAATATTCGATCCAGACGGTAAGTGTCCGTTAATAAATAAAAAATGCATGAAACATCGATGTATTTGGTATAACATGCTTCAAGGTAAACACCCCCAATCAGGAGCAAATGTTCAAGAATGGGGATGTTCAATAGCTTGGATCCCTTTGCTTTTGGTTGAAAATACAGGTAAGCAAGTGCAAACAAATTCAGCTGTTGAGTCATTTAGAAATGAGATGGTGAAAGCCAACATGGTAACATTAGCTCTTGTAAATGAACAAAATAAAAAAGAAAAAGTAGACCCAACTAAACAAGTAGGTAGTATTTGGGGCAATATTAGTGAGAGTCAAGATGCTTTAGAAAAAGGTGAAGATCCAACAGAAGATATTGCATTGCTTCTAAATAAAAAACCTGTTATAAAGAAAGGAACTAAAGGGAAAAAAAATGGCCGTAACAATAAACAACGTAACAATAAATAACCAACTTACTATTATTAATGATGCAGGTGTAAATGCATCAAATGCAAATAATGGACCTAAGTCATACTCTGGAGACACAGAGGCTGATGTAAATATAGATGGCACAAGTTATTTAAATTTAACAGGAAGCGATATTATTCCTTCCAATGTTCACGCCTTACAGTTTAAACCTGCATTGGATTCTGGTGAAATAGAATTCGATGGTACAGCACAAAATCAAGCTATTACAGAATCAAGCATACCTGATTGGGCAAAGACAATGATTAAAAGATGGAATGGTGAGAAAACCTATTGGGACACTTATAATACATCTTATAACAACGCTGTTGATGCCTTAGATTCAGAATCAGCATCTTATGGAGATGATGTAGCTGCCGCTCAAACAGCGGCCGTATCACAAGCCACCACTGCAAAAAATAACATTATAAGTGCTTAATCTTAAAGATAAAGTTCTTGATCATACTCTTTTAATTAAAGAGTTTATGAATCCTCCTTTAGTAAAATTAATTGATAATGTTTTTTATTCTGAAAAAGCAAAAGACTTATGGGCTAAAGGAGCAACTGCTAACGGTGAAGATAACTCATTAAGATCGGTTGAAAATTGTGGTCTTGAAGAAGAACAAATTGGAAATTCTGTATCAAAAAGAATTATTTACAACGATATTAAGAGGTTTACTTCAAAATTAGAAAATCTTTACAAAGAAAAGGTTTCAGATTGGTACTTCTCAAATTCTTCTTATTTTGAATTTTTATATTATAAAAAAAAGAATGGTGGACATTATGTTTATCATACTGATTATTATAAGGACGCTCCAAGAAATTTAACTATTTTAGTAGGATTAAATTCATCAAAAGAATATGAGGGGGGAGAATTATTTATACATAATCAAGAACAAGGAATTAAATTAGACTACGGTGATGTGGTCGCTTTTCCATCTAATTTTATGTTTCCTCACAAAGTTGAACCTCTCAGAGAGGGTGAAAGAAAGGTACTTGTGATATGGACCCAGTAAATTTATTTAAAGAAAATAATTATGTTCATCTTGAAGGTCTTGTAAGTCCTGAAATGTCTTCCTTTATATACAATTATTTGATTTTAAAATCTTGTACAAACAGAGATTTTTCTGAAGGAAATGAACAAGATCAAAACTTTATTAGACAATGCTATATTGATCTTAATATGGAAACATTATCAACATTTCTTCTTGATAAAATTAGTAAGGTTACTCAAAAAAAACTTTGCCCTACTTATACTTTCTCTAGAGTATATACACATGGTGAGCTTTTAAGACCTCATAGAGATAGACCCTCTTGTGAGTATTCTATAACATTGAATTTTGGAGGAGATCCATGGCCTATATATTTTGGTGAAATTAATACAGAAAATAATAATAAAATGAACGCTGACGCGATGGGCTTAAACTTTAATGGCCATAGTCTTAAAAGCGAGATAGTGATGAAACCAGGTGATGGTATTATTTATATGGGCGAGAAGCTTGTTCATTGGAGAAATAAATTTGAAGGAGATCATTGTGCGCAAGCTTTTATTCATTACATTGATGTAGATGGTCCTCATCATCCAGAATGGGCTTATGATAAAAGAAAGAATGTAGGTTATTTACAAACATGATAAAACCAGAAGAAATAAAAGACAAAAATTTTAAAGTTTTTTTAGGCATGCCTATGTATGGAGGTATGTTAACAGAAAGCACTCTTCATGGATTATTGGAGCTACAGTCATGGAGTTTAAAAAATAATGTTAATTTACGAATACAGACTATAGGTAATGAAAGTTTAATAACGAGGGCAAGAAATACAATAGTATCAATGATGTTGGATGCTACAGATTTTGTAGCAACACATTTATTATTTATTGATGCTGATATAGGTTTTACTTTTCAAAATATAGAAAGACTTCTTTGTGCTGAAAAGGATGTGACTTGTGGTATTTATCCTAGAAAACATATTTATTTAGAAAAAATTAAAAAAATATTAGAAGAAAATCCTAATGCCGATAATGAGGAGATAGAAGCCAAAGCATTAGGCTACAATGTAAACTTTGACAATCCTGAACATTTACAAGGTAATGGTGGGTTTTTTCCTGTTCAAGAAGCAGCCACAGGAATGATGCTTGTAAAAAGAGAAGTTTTTAGAACTATGATGAAAAAGTTTCCTGAAAGAAAATATGATTCCGATCAAATTGTAAACGGTGAAAACTATAGTTCTGATAATTGTTATGATTTATTTGCAGTGGGTCCTTATGAAACAAAAACTACAAAAGGCAAAACGCAAGTTAGGTATTTATCTGAAGACTATTATTTTTCTCGTCTTTGGCAAGAATGTGGTGGTGAGATTTGGGCAGATTTAGCGATGCCTCTAACTCACTTTGGCAATAGAGCATTTAAGGGTCATGTTGGATCTTTAGTTGCATCTAAAAAATAATCTTGAATATTCATTTAATACAGTCCTCTTCTAATTCGATTGCTAGTATATATATTCTAAAAGATTTTCTTTATAGTAAAGAATACCTAGAATCCTTAACCAAACTAGTCTATGAAGAGACTTTGAAATCTGCTAAAGAGAATTTAGTAAATGTACAAGCTACCTGCACAGATTGGGGTAGACTATTAGAAATAGAAGAAATGAAAAGCTTTCATGTAAGAATACTTCATACTCTAAATAATATTTACAAATTAAGAGCTACAGCACCTGACGCTCCTGTAGAATTTACAATGACTTCATCCTGGGGAATGGTACATAAAAAAGGAGACTATTCTAATGAACATACACATATTCCTGTAGCTTGGTCTGGTGCTTTTTATTTTGATGTTCCTAGTAAAACAACAATGACTTTTCCTGATTTTGGAAAATCTTTAGAACTTGAAAGCAATATGCTTGTTCTTTTTCCAGGAACAACAAAACATGGTGTTTCAGAATACTTAGGTGATAAAGAAAGAATTTCAATGGCCTTTAATATCATCTGGGATGAAAAAAATGATTAAAATTTTTGATAATTTTATTAACGATCCAAAGTTAATAACTGGTTTTTTTGATAAATATATTATGGAAGGACACTTGCAACTTTCTTTTTCGAATCTAGGTGGTGAAAAGGAAACAATTCCTCACTCCTTTACTTCGTCACTAGATGAAAGAAATTTTATTGTACCTTTGATTTATGACATTTATAAAAAATGTAATCAACTTCTAGAACCTAATATGGAGATCTATAGGTGGCACGCTAATATTTATCCCTCTGGATTTGATGGATCTATTCATACTGATTCGAAACAAAACACTCCCACTTTCTTATATTGTATCTCTCCGTGGAAAGCTGAATGGGGAGGAGAGTTTATTGTTTATGATGAAAACAAAGAAGCAAAAGAAGTTGCCTCTTTTAAACAAGACAGATTAATAGTTTTTGATGGAAAATACCCACATAGAGCAACTGCTCCCACTAGGGTTAGTTCTTTGCTTCGTACTACTGTTGCATTTCAAACAGTAATACTAGAAAAATAATATTTATAGGGTATATTAACTCTCATGCCATTAGTAAATTTTAGACCCGCACCCGGTATTAATAAAGAAGTAACTGACTATACAGGAGAAAATAAATGGACAGACGGGGATAATGTACGTTTTTTTCAAGGTTCTCCACAAAAAATTAAAGGTTGGGAGAAATTTATAAGCACTACTTTAGTGGGTGTGGCACGTGATCAACATGCTTGGATATCATTATCTGGCACTAGATATAATGCTGTTGGCACTGATCGTAAGCTATATGTTATAGAAGAAGGTTTAGCTTATGATATTACTCCTATACGTAAAACTACCTCCTCTTTAGCTAATCCTTTTACTACAAATGCTACTACATCAGTCTTGGTTACGGACAGTGGACATGGTTGCGACACAGGTAGTTTTGTTACTTTTGATTCTTTTAGTACCATTAATGGTTTAGACATGAATAAAGAATTTGAAGTTACTTCTGTTGTAAATAGTTCAAATTATGTTGTAACTCACACTGCCACAGCTTCAGGTTCTACTTCAAACGGTGGTGGCACAGGAAATGCTAAGTATCAAACTAATCCAGGACCTGAGTTTTCTGTTCCTGCTTTTGGATGGAGTACAGGTGAATGGAACACTGGGGCGTGGGGCACTCCGAGGTCTACATCCAATGTGACTTTGGAAGCTAGACAATGGTCCCTAGATAATTTTGGTGAAGATTTAATTGCTACTGCTTTAAATGGTGGCACATTTAAATGGGACACATCAGCAGGTGTTACAACAAGAGCAGTTGCTGTTACCAACGCACCAACAGCTTCAAGATTAAGCTTAGTTTCAACACCTGACAGACACTTAATTGTATTAGGAACAGAAAATACAATTGGAACAACTAATTCACAGGATGATTTATTAATTAGATTTTCTGATCAAGAAGATATTACAACATATCAACCCACAGCAGAAAATACTGCGGGTACATTAAGAATTGCTGACGGATCACGGATCGTGGCTGCAGAAAGATCAAGGGGACAATTGCTTATTTGGACAGATACCTCACTACACTCTATGCAGTTTATTGGTCCACCTTTTACTTTCGGTTTAAGACAGCTTGGTCAAAACTGTGGTATTATAGGTCAACATGCAGGCATAGATATTAATGGTGTTTCTTATTGGATGTCTCAGGATTCTTTCTTCTTATTCGATGGAACAGTGAAAAAATTACCCTGTTCTGTGGAGCAATACATATTTAATAATATAAATCAAACTGGTTCAGAAAATGCTTTTGCATCACATAATGGTGAGTTTAATGAAATACTTTGGTTTTATAATAGATCTGGGTCAGATCAAATTAATGCAGTAGTTGCTTATAATTATTTGGAGCAAACATGGTGGATAGGATCGCTAGACAGAACAACATGGATTGATAGAGAGATCTATGATAATCCAGTAGCCTCGGACTACCTACCAACCACAATTGCTAATAATGAGGTAATATTAGGGTTGACAGATGGAGCCACACAAATGTTTTTACATGAACAAGGTAATGATGCGGATGGGGAAGCAATAACTGCTTTCGTCAAATCAGGTTCGGTTGAAATAGGTGAAGGTAATGATTTGTTATTTGTTTCAAAACTTATCCCTGATGTACAGGATCAAAGTGGTACTTTAAATGCAAAGCTTGAATTTAAAAACTATCCTAATAATAGCATAAGCGTTACAAAAACTGCTACTTTTACTGATGCTACAGAGTTTGTTAGTTTAAGAGGTAGGGGTAGAGAATTTACAGTAAACGTAGTTTCAAACACTACAGGCACGGCTTGGAGGCTAGGCACACAACGTTTTGATGTTCAACCAGATGGTAGAAGATAAAATTTAATTGTTTAAAAATATTTCTGAAACTAAAGTTTATTATTCTAAGTTGGATTTAGATATTTGTAAATCAGCGAAACTTAATATTGATAATAAACAAAATGAATTTCAACAAAAAACTTGGGATTGTGATATAAAAACCTCGTTAAATTACACACAAAACATATTAAATTGTGTAGAACTTCATCAATTAAAACTAAATATATTAAGTCATATCGAGATGTATATGTATCAAAACAATAAATTTATTGATGGATATATTTATGAATCTTGGGTTAATATATATGAAAAGGATTTTTTCCAAGAGTTTCATGTGCATACACATGATTGTTATAAATCTATATCAGGTATTGTATACTTGACAGAAAACAACTCTGACATTGTTTTTAATATTGATAATCCATATAACTTTGTTCCAAAATTTGCTGACATACTATTATTTCCTGATGATATACCACACAGAGTTAGAAAAAATGACACTGACAGTTTAAGAGTTTCTTTAGCTTTTAACTATAAACTTTGTAATCCATCAATAATTACTTCACTAAGTTAATGTTAGAAAACATAGGAATATTTATATAAAGTGATATAATTGTGTAATGTTTTTATTATGGCACACATTATTAATTGTTGGTTTTATAGGAATATCGTTTATTCTTGGATTTATAGCAGGTAGAAAATATGGCAAAATTAACTTTACAAAGATTTCCAGATCCAAGACCAGAGTATGATGCACAACAGTCTGCTGAACTTATAAGACAATTAGAAGAAATGATACAACAGTTAAACACTCAATATACACAAGACACTCAAGAAGAATCTACAAGAAGGACATGGTTTTTAAATGGCTGACGTATTCAAAAGGTTTATAGCAAATCTAACAACAACAGATTTAACTACAGTATTTACAGTGCCAACTGCTAACGTGGCTGCTACACCTCCAACACCAGTTTCAACTTTTATTGTTAAAACTATAAACACTCATAATTATGATGGATCAAATGCTGTTACTGTGAATGTTGATCATAATAATGGAACTGCAGATCTTCAAATATTTCAAATTGATGTTTCAGCTTCTGACACTAACACAATAAATTCTTCTATCGTTTATCAAGCAGGCGATGTTTTTAAAGTTCAAGCAAATGCCGCTTCAAGAGCTATGATAGAAGTTTCTGTTTTAGAGATAAAAGCACAACAATAGTAATTGAAAATAATTTTTAAATCACCTTTAAAAGGTTATATATCTGATCCAAAACCCTCTGTTACTCACATACCCAATGGATATAAAGATTTACCTCTTTTTCAACAAACCGAGACAAAGCCTACTGTAAAAAGGTGCATACCTTTTCTTGATGCCTTAACATCAGGTTACATTATTCCACATCCTGTTGACATTGAAATGTTTTACAATCAAGAAACAGAGAATATTTTATTTAGTGCACCTCAAGAGTTTAATCATTTTTCGGATCTTATAGGTATTAAAGAACATCTTAAATTTCAAATAACACCCGAACTAATGCACCCCAGAAGAACAATAGATGCAGTTTTTAAATTTATGAATCCTTGGACAGTCGTAACTCCTCCAGGTTATAGTTGTATTTTTATGACACCCGCCAACCATGTCTTACCTTACGATTTGATTACTGGTGTGGTTGACACTGATACATATCCTGCAAGAATCAATTTTCCTTTTTATTGGACAAAAAGCGTAGATCAAAGAACAGTTATAAAAGAGGGTAGTCCTATGGTAATGATAATTCCTTTCAAAAGAGAGTCATGGAAAATGCAAACAGAAGAATGCAAAGAGACTGAGAAAGAAAGTAATAAAAATCACTTGAGTAGGTTCAAGTTTATAGCTGATAACTACAAACGCTTATTTTGGAGAAAAAAATCATATAAATAGATCAATATAATTTATTGATTTTCTAAACTTATCCTATAAAACTAGAGTATGGCAAAGATTACAGATGAACCTAAGCTACTAAGATATGATATGCTTGATGGCAAAAAAATCCCTGTTTATAGTGCTAAAGTAGAAACCACTGTTACTAATACAAAAACAGGACAGGAATATGATTCGCATGAAGAGTGTCAAGCAGACATAGATAATCCTGCTACAGATACTACAGAAGAAGACATAAGAAGAGATGTACATGTGACAGCACCGCAAGTTTTTGCAGGTGCAACTACATTAGAAGAATAAAAAAAGGAGAAAATAATGTCGGTTAAATGGTTTGAGATACCTGGATATTTCAATTATATGGAAACATACGAAATGATTGCTTACAAACTACCCGAAGGTAGTAAATTTATTGAGTTAGGTTGTTTACTTGGAAAAAGTACAAATTTTCTTGCATCACGGCTCAAGGAACATAATAAAAAGTTTGAATTTCATGTAGTAGATACATTTGAAGGTACAGCAGGAGAGCATGATCATTTAAAAGATTTTCATGATCAATTTATTGAAAACTGTAAAGATTTAATTGATGAAGGATGGATTACAAAAGTACATAAGATGACCACTAATGAGGCGGTCAAACTATTTGATGATAAATATTTTGATGCTTTGATGATAGATGCTGATCACAAATATGAACCTGTTATGGAAGATGTAATGAATTGGCTACCTAAGATAAAAGACAATGGCACAATGTTTGGTGATGATTATTACATGGAATCTGTTTCAGAAGGATGTAAAAAAGGATTGACAGACTATTACAAAAAAGGTGTACATTTAGCAGTAATGCATGGGAAAGAATCTACTTGGTATCATGATAAATCAGATGATCCTGATAAATGGCTTAAGAAGATACCTTAGATTTTTTTTTACCTTTCCTAATAATCTCTTTAGATAATTGCCAAGAATTAGGTATTACAGTAATCCTGCCTGCAAATTCTTGTGTTTCGTCTGCAATTAATACTATTTTTTCTTTATCAGAGTAAAGCTCAAAACCCACACTAGTGCATTTAGCAAGTTGTCCCCTTGTAAAAATTTCTTTCCAATCAAACCATCCAGACCCTAATGCATCGTAAGCGTCAACCCATTTTATTATAACTAAATCTAATTCTTCTACAGTAATTTTTGTTGGTATACGCATTGACATATTGCATATTACAACTTTTTTCACTATAAATATAGGTAGTATAAAAGGGCTTTAATTAATGGCATTTGAATTCAGAGACATATTACCCGCAGTAGGAGCAGTACTTGGTTTTGGTTTTGGCGGACCAGGGGGCGCGGCTCTCGGTTCAGGTATAGGATCACTAGCTAGAGGTGATGAGGCTGACGAAGCTTTTAAAAACGCTGCACTAGGCTATGTAGGTGGACAAGGTGTAAAATATTTAGGTGGAACAGAAGCAGGAAAGGGTTTTTTTAGTAGAATTCCAGGTGGTAATTTTCTAACAGGTACAGAAGGATCAATGGGTGGCATACAAGGTGATGACATATTTGGTGCAGCCTTTGATAAAGGTAAAGAAATGATTGGTATGGGTGATCCTGCAATAGCCCTTGAAAAAAATTTATTAGAACAACAAGAAATTTTTACAAAACTTGATAATTTAAAGGGTGTTGATCCAGAATTAATCAAGGGGGCTAAACAAAAGCTTATTGATGATATGAGTAGTGGTGCAAGCACAGAAGAAAGTTTATTTAATTTAAAAAATATTTTAGGACTAGCCGGTTTCTCTGGAATATTTGGAAAGATTTTAGATAAAGGGGATGAAGGAGAAGATATGAGTAAATATATGGTGACTACAGATACACCATTAAAAGGATTTGATACTCCAACAAAAATTAAAGATGTTACAGAGTTTGCAGCTAATGGTGGCCTGATGTCCTTAGCACAAGGTGGGTTTCCAAGAAAAAATGGTAAGATTCAAGGACCAGGTACAGAAACATCTGATGATATCCCTGCTATGTTAAGTGATGGAGAGTTTGTTGTAAATGCACGAACCGTTCGAGGCTTAGGTGAATCAATGGGTGGTAGTGGAAAGATGAATGCAAGAGAACGAGGCGCTGAATTTTTATACGGTGTACAAAATCAATTCGGAGGTAAAGCATAATGCCAACAGCAAATCAAGTTTCAATGCAGTTGCCTCCTGAGTATATACAACAAAGGACCCAAGAATTATTAAACACATATTTCGGTACACCTGATTTAGCTACAGATGATCCTAATTATGTTCCAGGCTTAATTACTCAACAAAGGGATGTACCTGCTCAACAAGCTGTAGCTCTATCTACACCACAGCAACAATTAATTAATGCCGCTAATACAGCAGCAACTTCTATTACACCTCAAACATTAGGTATAGGTTCTTTTGATCCTTTTTTACAACAAGCTTTAGCTCAAACACAACAAGGTCAACAAACGCTACAAGATGCTACAGGAGTTTTTAATCCTAATGATCCTAATTCTGGCATTTCAGCCTTTATGTCACCCTATCAACAAAATGTAACACAAGAAGCATTGAAAGAAATTGATAGACAAGGTGCAATAGCTCAAAATCAAGCGGCAGCTAGTGCGATTGGTGCAGGTGCATTTGGTGGGGGTAGAGAAGGTGTTCAAAGAGCAGAATTAGGTAGAAATATACAAGATATAAAATCAAAAAGAATTGCCGAAGATATGCAATCAAATTATTTACAGGCTTTGTCCACTGCTCAGGCTGCACAAGAAGGTCAAAGACAAAGACAATTATATGCAGGATCACAAATGGGTTCTATGGGACAAAGAACAGCTGCTCTTGGACTATCTGGTCAACAAGCGACAGGTAGGGATATCGCAACTTTAAGTGGTATTGGTGGTATAGATGTCTCACAAAGACAAGCACAACAAGAAGCAATGCGTCAAAATATTTTAGCTGCACAGGAAGAACCTTACTCAAGATTAAGTTTTGGTGCAAATATGTTAGCGGGTGTGCCACAAGGACAAACTACTCTGACTCAGGCTCAACAACCTAATCCTTATTTAACTGCTTTACAAACTGGAATCTTAGGACTTGGTGTTTTATCTGGTCAAGGTGGTAGTAATTTAGGTAGTTTTTTAGGTTAGGTAATGAATGGCAGCAATAGATAATTTAGAATTAGAAAAAAGGAGGATGTTTAACAACCTCAGTCCTGATGAGTATAACCAACTTGTTGATTATCAAAAAGAATTTACTGGTATTGAACCCTTAAATGTAAATCGCGGAGTGACAGCTGCAGATGTTTTAAGAGCAACAGGTCCCCTAAGTCAACCCGTGGCTCCAGGATTAACAAGTTCCGTAGCACAATTTAATGATTTCTTAGCAAATATATTAGGTGCAAAAACACAAAGAATAGCTCAAGAAGAAGGCATTGGTGCAGAACAAGATGCTGCCGCAAGAGCTGCAGTTGATGCATCATTAGCAAAACCAGGGCCGAATGAAAAAGATTATTTTATAGAAGTTAATAATCAACTTGTTGACACAAGAACACTTAATGATGATGATCCTAGGATTATTGATTTTAGAAATAAAGAAGCCGCCGAAAAGCAGACAATTAAGTTAACAGGTGGTGTTGAAATGACTATGGAACAATTCAATAGCTATAGTCAAGCTGATAAGAACAAACTTTTAGGTTTAGATGAAGCCTCAGGGCAAACTTTTAAAGAAAGTTTTATAAAGGAAGATGGTTCTCTAGGAGCAATAATTGAAGATGCAAATGGTAATATTACTACAGTAGACTTTGATGTTGAATTGCAACCAAAAGCGGAGGATGATGGATCTACTGAAACAGAGAGACTTTTAGAAAGAAAAACAAATTTACAAGTTAAAAAATCAAATGAAGGATTATCAGAAAAAGAAGAGTTTGAACTTGCAAACATAAATCAAGAATTAAGTAAAAGACCTTACGAAACACAAGCTGAAAAAAGTTGGGGCACAGCTAGTCAAGAATTAATTTTAGACTTACCTAATAGAGAAAAGCTTCTTACTGATGTGGCAAGAGTAAGTAATTTATTGCAACAATCAGATACGAACACAGGTATATTGACTCCTGCTCTTACTTTTGTACAAGAAATTTTTGAACCGTTTGGAGTTGATTTTAAAGGACTTACAGATCTAGTGGGTTTTGAAACATTAAACGCTGTTGAAGACTCTGCTCTCATAGATTCCATTTCATCTCAATTAGGAATAGCTGCATCGGAGCAATTAGCAGGAACGATATCTGAAAGAGAATTAGTCGCTTTATTTAACACAACAATAAGATTAGGTGCACCAAAAGAATTTAATGCAAAGTTTGCTCAAGGATTATTATATTTAGCCCAAAAATCTATTTATGCATCAGAAGCTGCCGTAACAGCAAAAAGTGCACAAGAGTGGGCAGGTATGATGAAAGAGTATCAAAAAAGTAATCCACCACCTGCTTTTATGCAACCTATCTATGACTTTGAAGCTATGGCTGATTTGGATTTAGACGTGAACCTCAGACTTCCGCTTAAGGATAGTAATGAGTAATGGTAAGATCATTAGATAGAATAGCTCAAGATGAACTCTTAGCTGAACAACAAGTAACAGATTTAAATATGGATGCTACTGGACAAGGTAGCTTTGATGTTGCTAGTGTTAATCCTATAAATCCTGATTTTCAAATAGCTCAATTAAATAATCAAAAAGAACCTATCACAGTTAATAAAAAAACATTTTATTTACCTAAAGATACAGAACTAAGAAATAAAATATTAGATGCTAGAGATGATGTTAACACCATCATAAATGAGATGACTAAAGAAGAATTTACTCAATCAGATATTATGAAGTATGTTGATATGTATCTTAAAGAAAACGAATTAACTAAAGATCAAATAAGCGGTAAATATCCTGATCCTGAAACAGATTTTATTATGGCATTGGGTCAAGGATCTAATAAAAGACTTTTAGAAATAGCAGACAAGGTGATTGACTTTAGTTATATAACTTCTCCCTTAGGTTTTAGTGCCGAAAAAATACAACAATCAGTTAAACCTGATATTGATTTTGTACCTGCGAATGAAAAAGTAAAAAATAAACTACACGAAGTATTTGAATTTTTACATTTTATTGATCCATCATTTACTCCAGATACTTTTTCTGAGAGAGTTGCGGATAATATGGGTGGTTTCTTAATTGATTCTATTCCTATTACAGGTGCCATGACAAAACTGACGCAAGCTAACAAAGTTCAAATAAAAGATCCTGAAGTTCTTAAAGGAGTATTTTCTAAAGCTAAAAATAATTTAGGGTTAATGTATAATCAAATAATTGATATTTATGATAATGCAAAAAAAACAGGTAATTTAGGTTCTGTTGTTGCAGATGACATACTTGCTGTAATGGGATTTTCTGCAGGAACAGATTTTGGAAAAAAGTTAGCCGAAGAAGCTACTGAGCCAGGCTTGATTGGAACACCATTAAATTTAGCTATCCAGACATTTTCTCCTTTTATAGGTGCAGGATTAGGACTAGCAACAAAAAAATATTTATATGATGTTCCTGTAGCTACTTACAATGCTACAAAAAACTTTTTTAAAAATTATTCAGAATTCAATGCAGCTAACCCTGATCAAAGTCCTACTACAAATTTAGTACAATTTTATAAAAACAAATATGATGCCTCTAAAGCAAAAGAAATTTCTGAGAGTATTAATACACAGATTAATCCTGAGGAGATAGCTAATAGAGAAAGAGCCTTAGAAATAGAAAATAATTTAAACAAAGTAGTTGTTCAAACAGTAGAAGAAGGACCTGATGG